AGGCAGACCCCGAACCTGCCAACCCGACTCAGTACCATACTTGGGAGGAATTAGCGGAAGTGATGTTCGGTTGCTGAACTGGTTTTAGGGGGCGCAATCCGTCCCCTTATCCTATAGAATAACGTCAGTTGAAACGAAACACCATGACAATCACCGCCGACCAAAACGGAACCATCTCATGGAGTGAGGCAGTACAGTATGCATGGAGTGCTGATCAGGATCTTAACTTCCTGTCACAGTTCGCTCAGGATTATGCCCACTTATGTGGTGAGCGCATCGACCTGGGTGAGTTGGAGACCTGGCGCTGCGACCTCATCGGGGCGGTGATTGCTGATATTGTGTTCGGGGGTTGACAGCAGCGTTAGTTCGTGATAGGCAGTGCCCCCGCCCGTCGGGGGTGCCGCGCCGCCCGTGTATATAAAATCCATGGGTCCCTCCAATCTATAAAGTCTTGCTTTTGCTAGAGAGATATCTTTATATAAAAAAATTTTCCGGATAGAAAAATTAATCGTAGATATGTTAAACTTAATAAAATTATAGATAAAACAAAAATGGAAAACGAAATACCTCTTATGCAAAAAAATCCCCGAGAAAATTTTACTACTATAGAGGTTGATCCTGTAACAGGTGAATATCTTGCCAAAGTACCAGAGTGGATTATATCCGAATTTGGTTGGTATGAGGGTACTTGTGTTAATATGGAAGTTGATGGTGATAGTATATTAATAACGGAATGTTGTGAGTGATTGACTATCCTATGAGATAGTAGTATAATTACTATTGAATCGATTCACATTCAAATTTGACCTAATTATGGCAAAAGGATTTACAGTAAAAGCAAAAGCGCCCGCTAAGCCAAAAGCAGCAGAGCAAGAGTGGGACTATGATAAAGCAAGAGAGATGCTTAAAGGAAAGACAGTAGTCTTCTGTCTTCCTGGTCGTGGAGTATCATATACGTATCTTAAAAACTTTGTACAACTTTGTTTTGATCTAGTACAGTGTGGTGCTAGTATTCAAATTTCACAAGACTACAGTTCCATGGTGAACTTTGCACGTTGCAAGTGTCTTGGTGCAAATGTGTTACGTGGACCTCAGCAAAAACCATGGGATGGTAAATTGAAGTATGACTATCAGTTGTGGATTGATAGTGATATTGTTTTTAACACTGAGAAGTTTTATCAGTTAGTTCTAATGGACAAAGATATTGCTGCTGGTTGGTATATGACCGAAGATGGTCAAACTACAAGTGTTGCACATTGGTTGGAAGAAGATGACTTTCGTAGCAATGGTGGAGTTATGAATCACGAAACTGGAGAAACTATTTCTAAGCGTCGTAAACCATTCACTGTTGACTATACTGGATTTGGTTGGTTGTTAATTAAGAATGGTGTCTTTGAAAACGAAGGTATTCCATATCCTTGGTTTGCACCTAAGATGCAAGTCTTTGAATCTGGTGAAGTACAAGATATGTGTGGAGAAGATGTATCATTCTGTCTCGATGCTATTGCAGCAGGTTTTGAGATTTGGTGTGATCCTCGCGTTCGCGTTGGACACGAAAAAACTCGCGTGATCTGATATTATGGAGGAGAACTATACAATTCTCCATAAGGGGAAAGTACTTTTTAAGAACTTGACGAAAGACGAGTACTTTGATATTATGGAGGACCTTTCAATTGAGTATTATCAGAAAGGGTCTCCACGTCCTCAAGACTTGAAGACAAACATTACTAAATTCTAGGAGTTATTATGGCAGTACGTGCAAAGGTTGGTGTACTCGGTAAAGAGGGATTTATGCCCGGAAAACCGAAGAAGACTCGTCAAGGTTCGGGGAAGCATACAAAATACGCCGCTTCTTCTCGCAATGGGGCAAAGAAGATGTATCGTGGACAAGGACGATAATATATAAGTATAGTTTTAATGTCACTATATGGCATGTTTGATTGCAAATCTTCCATCACAGGAAGTATGGGTTCGTAAAGAATATCTAACGGACCATCAAAGTGGACACGGTGAATTTGTAAAGGGCGTCTGGGTATCGGTTAAATCGATTCCTGGGCGTGCTTTTTATTTTGAGACATATTTACCAGAATATGCGGCGATGTATGATAAATTGCCTATAAGTGCCTTTGTAGCAGATCCTGAGACTCCTTCTCCTGATATGAATCTACCAAACCTACAGTTTTGGAACTGTATGGACTATGGTGTAGTAACAGTTGATAAGAAATTCATTGGTTCGATGGACTTTGAGTGTTATACACGGGACTTTGGTAATGTAAAAGGCACTTATATCTGCACAATTGATAACTATCACCATGATCCAGACTATGTTGACTGGGCAACGAGTGAGAATCCAGCCGAACACAAGTCACATAACCTAATTGAACTTGAAAATGGGCAGTATGCACTGTATCCAAACAATAGAATGCGTATCTATGACAATAGTTTGACACCGGTTGAACCAAAAATGCCCGATTTTAAGGTTTCGACTCAATATTATCAAGTTGAAAACGGATTTGAACGACTTGGAATGGGACGTGAAGACGAATATTTCTGGAAAACATCACAAGAACGCCAACAGGAGGAAGAAAATGGAACCAACCAATGATTTTTTAGATAATCTTGCTGCAAAACAACACGAAAAACTAATTCGTGAGGTTGTTGGTGACAATAAAAACACCGATAAGGAAGATGAACCTCAAAATTTGATTGAGGAAGTGTGAAATGTCAAAATATCACGTAGATACAGACACCAAATACAAGTATAAGGTGTGGGGCACTACTAAGTTGATAACCGACTACTGGTGTAAACCACATAAAACGAATGATAAACCCGAAGAATACACTGAAGAAGAAAATAATGAATAATTTTCAATATGAAGTATAAATAAATCTATAGAAAATACACGCTCAATGCCTACAAAGAGGATTTCTCGCGCTTTTAAGGATATTAGTCTATCATTTGACCCACATCCAGTGACGAAGGACCTCCCTGTACTTGTAAATGAGCGTGCTATTATCAGATCTATTCGTAATTTAGTTGAAACCATTCCAACTGAAAGGTTTTTTAACTCTAGGTTGGGTTCAGATATACGTAAAAGTCTTTTTGATTTTGTTGATGTTGGTACTGCCAATGCGATTCGTACCCAAATCTTGAATACTATCAAATTTTATGATCAAAGGGTTGAAAATTTGCGTGTTCAAGTTGATCCAAGACCTGATGATAATAGTTTCGATGTCATAGTTTTCTTTGATATCGTGGGACAAGACCTCCCTTCACAATCGTTTTCATTCATATTAGAATCGACAAGGTAAAATATGCCTTTTACACAGTTTACCAATCTAGATTTTGACCAAATCAAGACTCAAATCAAAGATTATCTTCGTGCAAATTCAAATTTCACGGATTTTGACTTTGAGGGGTCTAATTTTTCCGTCCTGATTGATACCCTAGCATATAACACATACATCAATGCGTTTAATGCCAACCTTGTTGTTAATGAATCGTTTCTCGATGCCGCAACGGTGCGTGAGAATGTTGTTTCTCTTGCTAGAAATATTGGTTACGTACCACGCTCTAAAACCGCCTCTACGGCAAACATAACGTTTTCTGTACCAACCACTACCACTAGTGGTTTTATTACCCTTACAGCAGGTTTAGTGTGTGTTGGAGGATTTGATAACACATCATACCGCTTTTCGATCCCAGAAGACTTAACTGCTCAAGTTGTAAATGGTAAAGCACAATTTGGTACCACTGATAAACCAGTTAAAGTTTTCCAAGGTTCTTCACTTTCAAGACAATTCTTAGTCAATACATCAACTGATCAGAGATTTATTATTGATAATCCTAATGTTGATTCCTCAACTATTAGAGTATATGTAAAAGGTGTTAATGATACTGGACTTGGAAGGGAATATCGCAGAGCAGATAATATATTAGAAGTAAATAAAAATTCAGAAATATATCTCATTCAAGAGATTCAGGATGAAAAATATGAGATGTTATTTGGTGACGGTTATTTTGGTAGACCTCTAGAAAATAATGCAGTCGTCACAGTAAGATATATTATCACTGAAGGTAAAGCAGGTAATGGTCCATCCACATTTGACTTCCAAGGTAACTTTATTGATGAGTCAGGTGTAAGGGTAATTCCTAATGACACAATTAACATAACTACCATCCAGAAGGCGATAAATGGTGGTGATATTGAGAATGTATCCTCTATTAAGTATTTCGCTCCCAGACTCTATGCAGCGCAATCTAGGGCGGTTACAGCAAGGGATTATGAGGCAATCATTCAGACAATCTATCCAAACACCGAATCTGTGGCGGTAGTTGGTGGTGAAGAATTAAGTCCTCCTAAATTTGGAAATGTTCAGATTAGTATCAAACCAAAAAATGGTACTTACATTTCTGATTTTGATAAACAAAATATATTAAACAAATTAAAGCAATATGCTATTGCAGGTATTAATCAAAACATAATTGATCTTAAAGTTCTTTTTGTTGAAATTGATTCTTCAATTTATTTCAATAGTAATCAAATTTCTGATGTTGATGATTTGAGAACTAGTATTATAGATGCATTATCAATCTATTCGCAAGATGTTGATATTAATAGATTTGGTGGAAGATTTAAATATAGTAAAATGCTCCAACTTATTGATAGAGTTGATTCTGCAATTACTTCTAATATAACGAAGATCAAAATTAGAAGAGATTTGAGAGCACTGATTAATCAATTTGCCCAGTATGAGCTTTGCTTTGGTAATAGATTCCATATAAACCCATCTGGTTATAACATTAAGAGCACTGGATTTAAAATTTCTGGAGAAACTTCTACAGTATTTCTTACTGATACCCCACAAATAGTCTCATCGGATGGCACTATAAAAACGGGCATTGTTTCCATTGTAAAGAAAACTGAAACTGGAGAAATGTTTATTGTTAGTAAAGATGCCGGAATTGTTGACTACATGAAGGGGGAAATTATTTTAAATACTGTCAATATCGTAGAAACCTCTCTTCCAGATAATATTATTGAAATTCAAGCATTTCCAGAATCAAATGACATTGTTGGATTAAAAGATCTTTATCTCAGTTTTGATGTTTCAAACAGCACAATAAATATGATTAAAGATGTGATTGCATCTGGTGAAGATATTTCTGGAGTTTCTTTCACAAGAGATTATTATACTTCAAGTTACTCAAACGGAGCATTAGAGAGGAAATAAAATATGTCGCATTTTGAAAGAAAGTTGCAAATCAATAAAATTATTGAGAGTCAACTTCCAGAATTTTTAGTTGCCGAATTTCCCAAAGCGGTAGAATTTTTTAAACAATATTACATTTCACAAGAGAGTCAAGGTTCTCCTGACGATTTAATTAATAATCTTGACAGATATTTAAAATTAGATAACTTAATTCCAGAAGTTATTATTGGAAAAACTACTCTCTCTGGAGACGTTACCTCTTCGGATACGAGTATCACCGTATCTTCAACTAAAGGATATCCAGAAGAGTATGGTCTTTTAAAAATTGGTAATGAAATTATTACATATACCTCAAAGACTGATACTCAGTTCTTGGGATGTATTAGAGGATTTTCAGGTATTGATGGATATACTAGTAATATTGAAAAAGATTTTTCCAATGTAAACAAACAGACAATAAATTTTTCTGATACTGAAGCAGAATCTCACACTCAAGGGGATAATGTATCTAATTTAAGTTCATTATTTCTGCAAGAATTTTATAAAAAAATTAAAATTGCATTTGCTCCAGGGTTTGAAAACCAATCTTTTGTTTCTGATTTAGATGTTGCAAACTTTATTAGACAGATAAAAGATTTTTATCAAGGCAAAGGTATTGCAGAATCTATAAAAATTCTTTTTACAGTTCTTTATGGGGTTAAAGCAGATGTTTTAGACCTAGAAACTAGACTTATTAAACCTTCAGGTGCAGAATTTATTAGAAGAGAAGTAGTTGTTGCTGAGATTATTTCTGGCGATCCATTTCAATTGGAAGGTCAAGCAATTTATAGATCACTTGATGACTCTACAATTCCTATTGCTACGGCATCTGTATCTAATGTAGAAGTTTTTACTAGGGATTCAAAAACATATTATAAACTCGAACTCTTTGTAGGATTTGATGACAACTCAAGTTTTGAGAATGCTTTCATTATACCAGGATTTTCTAAGGTAATAGAAACTGTTTCTGTTGGTGCAGATGTAATTACTGTTGACTCCACCATTGGATTTGATAGTTCTGGAACTATTATTTCTGGAAATAACACTATTAAATATACATCAAAGAGCATAAATCAATTTTTTGGATGTACTGGCGTTACTGAAGTAATTAATCCAACAGATGAGATTAGATCTGAAGTATTCGTTTATGGATTGGGTAGTGGAGACTCTAATAACAGAGTAGATATTCGTTTAACTGGTGTTTTAAATAATTTTGTAGAAATAGATAATATTTCTCTGTTGGAAGAGGGAGAAGAAATTAGAGTATTATCTACTGGCGAAAATATTCGAAATCCAGAACGTAATCGCTCATATAAAGAAATTTTTGCTAACTCTTGGATTTACAATACAAGTTCAAGATATAATGTTGAGTCTATTAATGGTTCAACGTTCACATTAACTTCTGAAATTGATAAGTCAAGTTTAAAAGTTGGAGATACCATTGACGTATTAGTTGGTAGTTCTGAAACGGTATCTAGAAGTAATGCCACAATTACATCAATCAATACTACACTCAATCAAATTACAGTTAGTAATTTGGGCACATTCACTGCAAGTTCTACTGTTGATTACAGTATCAGAAGAAAAATTGAAAAAGTTACTAGCTCCAACGTTGATCTCACTTTAGGAAACGATAAGTATTTTGCAAACGTTCAAAATTTATATTGTGATGATAACTCTACGTTTGGATATGTTACATCATTGTCGTTGCCAGAATATGATATTGAAGATATTTTAATCGAATCTCAACTTGCAAATGGATCTGAAACAAATTTTGATGGATATAGTTCTGTCAATAAAACTTACTCAATATTGAAGTTTGCATCTGATGTAAAATTTATTGATGGTGATAGAGTTAAATATGTTTCTGATAAACCTCTTGTTGGACTACAGTCTGGAGAGTCGTATATTGTTGATGTTATTGCACCTAATAAAATTAGACTTTATATTTCAAGTTCTTTATTATCATCTGGAACTGATTTTATTGAGTTCAATGCAAATCCAGATACCTCTGCAACACATACATTTACATTATTAACTCAAAAATCAAGAGTAATTTCACCAGCACCAATTTTAAGAAAATATCCTCTCAATAGAACTATCACAAATGCAGAAAATTCTGATAGAGGGTCTAGTCACATTGGACAACTTATAGATGGTGTTCAAATTTCAAGTCCTAAGTCTAATGACAAAGTATATTTTGGACCATTAACAGATTTTGAAGTGTTTAATGGTGGTATGGATTATGATGTTATCAATCCTCCACAATTAGATATTACAACTGGTGTAGGTTCATCTGCTCTTGTAGAACCAGTTATAATGGGTTCTGTATCTGAAGTTTTAGTTGACCCACAAAATTTTGATGTTAGTGGAGTTTCTGCAATAACTTTAAAAGGTGCCAATGGTAGCGGATGTATTTTAGAACCTATTGTTGGAGATAGATTTAGAATATTAGAATTTGATAGTAGAGCACTTGTTTTGGGTGGTGGTATTGATAGTAATGATGAAACTATAACATTTCTCAAACCACACAATTTATTACAGTTCCAAAAAGTAACTTACAATTCAAATGGAAATGTAGAGATTGGTATTGGTGATTTTCAAGACTCTTCAAATGATATTGATAATAGACTTGTAACTGGAGATGAATATATTATTAGGTTGGTCAACACATCAACCATCAAACTCTTTAATAATTTTTCAGATGCTTCTTCTGGTATTAATACGATTGGATTTAGTACTGCAACTACGGAAAGTGGTATACATCAGTTCAGAACTATTCCAACACCATCTCTGAGAAAAATAAGAGTTGTAGAACCAGGTTCGGGATATCAACATAGAAAACTTAGAGTAAAGTCTTCTGGAATATCTACTCAATATAATAAGATAACCTTCAAGAATCATGGATTCAATGATGGAGACATCGTTGAATATTCCACAGAAGAAACGCGAGAAGGTAATCGACGAATTGATGGCATCTCGACAAATCCTGATGTTCAATATTCAATTCAAAAACTTGATAATGATAATTTTAGATTAATTAATGTTGGAGTTGCTGCAACACTTGATAATGATTTAGTAAGATCTAAATTTGTAGAAATATCTGGTATTGGTTCAGGATATCATGTTTTCCAGTACCCACCAATTACAGTATCTGCAACTGTTTCCTTTGGTTCAACTTTAACTGGCACTCTTAATTTTACACCAATTGTTACTGGACCAATTGTAGACGCTTATCTCTATGAACCTGGTGCAGGATATGGTTCAACAGTATTGAATTTGCAGAAGCAACCAATCGTTAGTGTTAGGAGTGGGAAACTTGCACAATTAAATCCAATTGTATCAAATGGAAGAATTATTCAGGTCCAAATATTGGGTTCTGGAAAAGAATATTTTTCTACTCCAGAATTAATAGTTGAAGATACTAGCAATTTTGGTTCTGGTGCAATATTGAGACCAGTAATTGTTAATGGAAGAATTGATGACGTAATTGTTATTAATGAAGGTGTTGGATATAACCCAAATACAACATCAATCAGAGTAAAACCAAGGGGATCTGGTGCAATATTTAATACTAAAATTAGAAGTCTGTCCGTAAATGATGCAGAAAGATATGCAGATTTTTCTATACTAAAAAATAATAAAATATTTGGAGTTTTAAAAGAAAATGCTTCTGAAAATGGATTGGAGTACTCTGTTTATGGATATTCTGAAGATTTAGCAGATGTCTTTGATGATAATTTAAACACTAATCACTCTAAGATTATTGGTTGGGCATTTGATGGCAATCCAATCTATGGACCATATGGATATACTGATGCTAATAATATTCAATCTGGCGTTTCTTTGATTGTTCCTGGATATTCTGTAGATACATCTTCTGTTTTTGATAGACCAAGTACATCTACATTTGAAGCAGGATATTTTATTGAAGATTACAAGTTTAATGATAGTGGAGATTTAGACGTTCACAATGGAAGATTTTGTAAAACTCCAGAATTTCCAAATGGAACCTATGCATATTTTGCAGGCGTTACGACAAGTAATACTGTAAACACACTAGTTCCACTATATCCATATTTTGTTGGAAATACTTTTAAATCAAAACTTGACGAAGATAATTTATACTTAGATCAATCATTTGATTTTAATAATTCAAATCTGGTTAGAAATGTATTCCCATATAAAATTGCTGATGAAAATGCAGATTATGATTTTATTGATGAGGGATATGAAACTTTCCCACAAAGAACTTTTGTCACTTCAGTAACTAAAGGTTCTGTAGAAAAAATTGATATTTTTTCTGGAGGTAAAAATTATAAAGTAGGAGATAGAGTTAATTTTGATGAGAGTGAAACAGGTGGTTCTGGACTATCTGTTCAAGTGTCTGAACTTGTTGGAAAAGATATTGAAGAAATTAATACGAATTTAGAACAATATGTTGATTCAGTATTTGTTAGAGATAGTGCTTTCCAAGTGTCTGCATATTTTGAATCTGGATTTGATATCAATAATAATGAAAATATTCTTGTTAGTGGATTAACAACATCAATTCCAAATTTAAAAGGAAGTCATAAAGTAGGCATTTCTTCAGATACCATCGGTCTTGCATCAACAATGTCTTCTCACACCACAAATGGTGGTATAACTGAGGATATTTTTGTTGATGAATTAACAAATGTTTCTGTAGGAAGCACAATTATAGTTCACTCAGATGATGGTAGCACTATAGTAGACGAAACCGTAAGAGTTCTGAACAATTATGGTAATGGAGTTATTAAAGTTAAAAGATTTGGAGATACTGGTATTGCACATAGTCTTAGTAGTGAGATTAATTTAATTCCTGATAGGATTAAAATTCAAGCAAAAACTCCAGTTTTCAAATCTTCTCGTTCTAAATTAGTTTATTTTAATTCAGATAATGCAGTTGGATTTGGAACAACTACAAATAGTGCAATTGAGAAGACTATCACTATTGGTGGTGTAGATAATTTAATTCAAATTCCAACTAGAGCAATATATGTTCCTAATCATGGATTTAAAACTGGTGAAGAACTTTCATTTAGTATGAATGATAGTCCAGTTACTGCTGCAGATGTTCTCATTGTTTCAAATGAATCAAATTCATCACAATTCAATTTACCTGTAAATAGAGCTTCTGTAGCAACTGTATACGCCATTAACAAGGGTCCAAATTATATTGGTCTAACAACTCAAGTAGGTCTTTCAACCTTCAGTGAGGGTCTTTACTTCCGTAGTGGCGGATCAGACAATGCGGAATACCTACTACAAAATAATCCAACCAAAGTTACTGGTGATGTTGATAGAATTATCACTACTGTCAGTTCATCATCAACCCATGGATTAAAAAATAACGATGTAATTATTCTTGATGTCAAACCAAATACCATTGTTGGATTGGGAACAACAGCAGCAGCAACTGTAGTTTATAATGAGTCTACAAAGTCACTGCTCATTAATCCTACCGGTATTAACTCTACTGCGATTGATACCTCAACTAATACGATTACTTTTACTAATCATGGATTTGAAACTGGTGAAAAGGTCTTTTATGAAAGTACAGAGATTGCATCTGGATTAACTACTGGATTCTATTATACTATTAGAGATAGTAGAAATACCTTCAGACTTGCAGAAACTCTATATGAATCAAATCCCAAAACAGAAAAAGTAGTTAATATTGTTGGAACGGGTGCTTCTACTCACACTATTAGTAGAATAAATCCAAAAATCGATGTTGTTAAAAATTCTGACCTTAAATTCTTATTGGGAGATTCTTCTCTTTCTGGATACGAATTCAAAATTTTCTATGATGAAAACTTTAAAAATGAATTTATAACTTCATATGATAATAGAGAATTTAATGTTGAAAAAATTGGTGTTAGTGGAGTTGGAACTGCATCAATAACTATAAAATATTCAGAAAATATTCCATCTAGACTTTTCTATGCCGTAGAGAAGGGTGGATATATTAGTACAGCGGATACTGATATCAAAAATCATTCGGAAATACGTTATGTAAAGAGTGAGTATAATGGAACTTATAATATTACTGGTGTTACTTCAACATCATTTGATATCTCTCCATTCAAACTACCATCCGTATTGAAGTATGATGTTGGTGTAGAATGTGATGAGGCATCTTATAGAACTAAATCCAATACAGCAACTAGTTCTATAGGTGCTGTTAAAATTTTATCCCCAGGATTTAATTATAGTAGATTGCCACAGTTTGTGGACGTTTCTAGTGATAATGGAGTAAATGCAAACTTAGTAGCAATATCAACATCTATTGGTAAACTCAATAAATTCAGAATTGATAATATTGGGTATGCATATCCTTCAGATAAAACTTTAAGACCTGAAGCAGCACTTCCCGCAAAACTCAATATTGACAATCTTGATACTGTTACTGGATTTGACATTATTAGTGGTGGATTAAAGTATATTACAGCACCAAATCTTCTGTTATGGAATGATACAAGTAATTTTGTTGCAGATGATTCTTCGTTATTACCAGTTCTACCAAATACATCAATTTCAGAAATTAAGCAAATTGCACCAATTCTTGGTTTAGAATCTGAACCACATAGAATCGTGGCAGTAAATAATTCAAATGGTGTTGGAATTAGTTCTATAGTTTCTGGTGCTAGTGGTGTTGCAACTTGCACATTAAAAACTCCTATTCTAGGATTTACTACGTCACTTTTTGCAGATGGAGATGAAATCTTTGTTGAGGGTATTGAATTAATCGATAATGGTGAAGGATATAATTCCGAAAACTATAATTATAGATTCTTCAAAATCGACAGTTTTGTTAACTCAAATCCAGCACAACTTACATTCTCACTTGTCAATGAGGATGGAATTGGGTTAACAACTAATCCAGGTATTGCAAAAACAAATCAATCTGGATATGCTACTATTGTAAATAAAAAAAATTATCCAAATATTGAAATTCTTCAGTCTAGATCATCATTTGAATTGAATGAAGGTTTATTTGTAGATAATGGTTCTGGATATACTGAAACAAAAGCATCTATTTCTCTAGTTAGACCAGATTTTGTTAAAACAGTTGGACCTCACAACTTTAACGTTGGTGATAAAATTAAAGGTAAAATAACAGGAACTATTGCAGAAATTGTATCAATTGGTAGTGATAGAGCTAAGTTCACTATTAATTATTCTTCTAGACAAAACTTAGGATGGAAAGATGATAAAGGTAAATTGAGTGAAGATTATCAGGTAACTTCTGATAATGATTACTATCAAAATCTTTCTTATTCTGTTAAGAGTCCAATACCTTGGTCAGTAATGTCTGGTCCATTGAATTCTATTGTTCACCCAGCAGGTATGAAGAATTTTGCTGATGTTGGTATTACGTCAGCGGTAGATAGTGCGGTTGGATTAGCAGGATCTACCAAAGCAATAAGTGTTTTGGATATTTTTAATGAGTCTAAAGTTTGGACTATCAATAACTTTGATATAGCAGTTGATGATGATGTTAGAACACTTTCTTCTGGTGCCGAGCAATCTAAATTCCTAACAATTGGTAATAGAAAATTAGCAAACTATGCTGAGTGTAGAACAAATAGAGTTCTTTTACATGATGACATTAGTGGTCAATTCTCCAGTCAAGATAAACAAGGACAATCAATAGAAATTGAGCAAATTGCAACTATTGATACAAATGTCAGATATTTAATACAAATTACCAATCCAAAAACCTTAGATGTTCAACTATCAGAATTAATTGCTCAAACAACGTCTCTTGATACTTATCTGTTTGAAAAAAATCTAGCAACTTCTGCAGGATTATCTACAAATACTAATAACAAACTTGGAGAATTTGAACTTGATGTTAATGATGAAATTAAAACATTAACCTTTACTCCAACCAATCCATTCGACGATGATTTGGATATTAAAGTTATTAAGAGAACATATTCTAATTTTTTCGCAGGTATTGCAACTCAAAGTATTGGATCAATTGATTTAGTTAATTCAAATATTGTTGGAATTAGTAGTGTAGGAACTGCATCTAGTGAGAAATCACTATATCATATTGATTCTACATCTTCTAATGGTGCATTTATAAGTATTGAAATGATCAATAGATTTGATCTAGGTGATTTTGTAAATGTTGAGGCATTTATCAATTTTGATGCAACAAATTCATATGTAAGTGAATATTATTTTGACTCTAGTAATCTTTCTTATAGTTCTTCAAATGTTGGTATTGTAACTACAATATATGATGGTGTTGGAATTGTCACAGTCAGTATTAGAAATCCAGGTATTGATACATCTACTTATGATGTTCGTTCAAACATTATTGAGTTTACATCAACTGGATCAGACGATACTTATAGATTCTTAAGAAGTGGTCAACCAGCAGGGTCCGAAAGAAGTGCTCTACTTGATTGTGTATCTGATACTCATATAGGTATTACAACAACTGCTCAATATTCTAAAGATGTTATATCTTCAGTTTCATCACTTGTTAGAGTATCTGTCGGTTCAAGTTCTGCATTACATCAAGTAACTGCTCTATGTGATGGTACAGAAGTTACTGTTATTCCTGGATTATTTGTAGCAAATACTGGTTCTGCAGGATTAGGTTCTTTTGGTGGAAAAATTGTAGGAAATGAATTCTTAGTCAATTTTTATCCAGATGATACTTCCGTAAATTATACTACACAAGCATTTAATGAAGTAATCTACAGAGAAAGTGATTTTGACAATGTACCAGAAACTTTAGTATATAATGCAAGTGAAACAAATATAATATTATCAGCCTTCGATGCTATTAATGGTACTAGAGGAAACAAGACTGCATTTGATCTGAAATATGAGGGTATTCCCATTTATGAAAAAACTTTCAATCCAGCAGATACAAATACTCTTGATCCAGTAACAGGAATCTTCACAATCAATAATCATTTCTTTAATACTGGAGAGGAATTGATTTATACTCCAGGTTCTACTTTTATTGGTGTTGGACAAACTGAAGTCGGTATTGGAGAAACTTCAAACTATCTTGGAACTGTTGTAGATCAACTTCCAGAAAGAGTATATCCTATTGTTACCAATGCAAATACCTTTAGATTAGCAACAACTAGAGAGTTTGCAAATGCAGGAATTGCAGTAACCTTCACAAACGTTGGTGAGGGTAATGCACACAAACTTGAAGTTACAAAAAAATTATCCAAAACTGTTATTGGTCTTGATGGTATTGTTCAACAACCAATTACATTCACACCAGTATCACATGTTCTTGAAAATAATGGATTCTTTAATGTTGCTGGAGTTGGAACAATTCCTGTAGGTCTCTCAACCTTCAATATTAGTGGTATTTCATCTATAAACCCAAGAGATTTGATTAAAATTGATGATGAATATATGAAAGTTGTTGAAGTTGGTCTCAGTACTAACGTTGCTGGAGAACTTCTTGGACCAATTAATGGAATTATTCAGGCAGGATCTGCAGCATCATTCAATACCGTATCTGTAGTCAGAGCATCTGTTGGTTCTACTGCTGCTCCACATAATGATGGCGCAAATGTACAAATTTTCAAAGGTTCATTTAATATTGTAGGATCTAAAGTACATTTTACTGATGCCCCAACTGGAAGTGCTAGAACAAGGAGAGGTTTAGATAACCTTCCTCCTGTAAAATCATTTTTCTCTGGAAGAACTTTCTTAAGATCTAATTATGATACCAATATGGTATTTGATGATATCTCAGATCAATTTACTGGAATTGGACAAACCTTTACAATGAAGGTTGGTGGTGCAAACACAACAGGTGTTGATATTGGTAATGGAATATTATTCCTCAACGGTGTCTTCCAAACACCAACTACTATTAATAATCTTGGGAATAACTATTCATTCCAAAATTCTACTGCTGCTGGTATTTCTAGTGTAGTATTTTCTGGTATTACTTCAGAAAATGGTTCATACATTCAATCAGACTTTGATATTAATCAGAATCAATTACCTAGAGGTGGACTGATTGTATCTCTTGGTTCAACACCAGGTCTCGGATATGCACCGCTTCATGGTGCAAAAGTTAAAGCAGATTTAACAAATGGTGCCATTACCGATATTGTTGGTGTTAACACCTATCGCAAACCTGTAGGTATCACAACCGCAGATTACAATAATGTTACAGGTGTTATTGAAATTGAAACCAGTTCAAATCACTATCTGAAGGGTGGAGAAAGAGTTCAATTAGTTGGACTACACTTCACATGTGCTCAAGCACACGCTGGTGTCACAACAACAGTATTCCCAGACCATGACCGCTCTTTTGATATTGCAAGTATTCTCTCTGCCAATAAACTGACTGTTCAGGTCGGACCTAGCACAATTGTTCACAATTATGTTGGATTTGGTAGTGTATTCAAGCACTTCTCACTGTCTAATGGTTCTGGATATAGAGACCCCGTTTCTATCGGTGTTACTGATTTGGCATTTGAGCATAGATTTGTTCGCTCAGTTTCCGATTCAATCTTTGTTGGTTCTGCTGGAACTGATACATTCACCGCAACCAACGCAGAATATACATCACCTACAGGTAGACTATTATTAACTATTCCATCTCATGGTTTAGCAGTTGGAAATCAAATTGGTATTGATACTGGTGCGATTGTCTTCACATGTTCTGAGGATAATTTCTTCACCGAACAACCATATCCAAGAGCAACTGATCCAGTTGCTGGTATCACCACAGAGGTTATCTCAGTAACTAGAAATACCATTACTGTCGATGTTGGTCCTGGTGGTGGTGCTGGAAGAGGTGCAGAAATTTCTGCAACAGTTGGTATAGGTGGAACGTTAATCTTTAGTATTGATAATAGTGGTTCTGGATATGTAAATCCAAGAATTCAAATTCCAGAACCAACATATGAAACTATGGAAGTTGTTGGTGTATCAAGACTTGGTATAGGTGCAACTACAACAACAGGTGAAAACTTATTAATGAATGTTGTGATTGGTGCCGCAAGTACCAATGTTGGTATTGGATCAACTCTATTTGAAGTTGAATCCTTTAACATTAGAAGAAGTGGATATGCATTTGAAGTTGGAGATGTATTTAAAGTGGTTGGTCTTGTTACTGCAGCACATCTTAGTGAACCAATTTCAGAATTTGAACTTGAAGTTGTTGAAACTTTTAATGACAGTATGTCTGCTTGGTCATTTGGTGAGATGAATTATATTGATAGTATTGAAGCATTCCAGGATGGTTCAAGAAAGAGATTCCCATTAATTTACCAAGGTGAACTTTTAAGTTTTGAAATAGATCCAAATAATGCAGTTTCAAATGAAATTGATTTGGATTCAATTTTACTCATCTTTGCCAATGGTGTTCTTCAACAACCAGGTTCCTCTTACACATTTGATGGTGGAACATCATTTATATTCAAAGAAGCACCATTAGAATCTGATAAAATTGATATCTTCTTCTATCTTGGACAAGATGGTGTTGATGTTATTACAGTCAATGTCGATGAAACATTTAAGATTGGTGATGAAGTTTTAGTTAAAAAACATCCAGGTTTCGCATTAACCAAGGATCAATCCCGAGATAGAACAATTCTTGATATTCTTTCTGCCGATAAAATTGAAACTGACATTTATACCGAACAAGGGATAAATGAGAATGATTTCAAACCAATTAGTTGGACCAAACAAAAACTTGATATGTTTGTAAAGGGAGATTTTGTTTATAAAACAAGAGATTCTATCGAACCAAGAGTTCTTCCAACTTCAAAAGTTATTGGTGATGTTAATGAAAATAGTAATCAAATTTTTGTTGATAATGCACAATTCTTCAATTATGAAGAAAATAATTATGCTATCGATATCACTACTGTACAAGGATTACTTGTAGAAGGAAAAGATCCAGTTTCTGCTGCAATTACAGCAACTGTTGGAGTAGGTGGAACAATTAGTGCAATCACAATTAATAATATTGGTTCAGGATATTCTGGTTCAACACTTGATGTCAAATTTACTGCGCCTTTAGATATTGGTGTTGGTCTTGGCACAACAGCAGTGGCAACTGTAAATATTGTAAATGGTTCTATTGGTTCTGCATCTATAACAAATCCAGGTTTTGGTTATTCAGTTACAAATCCACCTCAAGCAATTGTTGAAGTTCCCAAAGGAAATCAAGAATTAGTTGCTGCAATTACAAACGTTGAAGGATTTGCTGGAATTATTACTGGTATTAGTACAACATCAGGTGTTGGTGATTGTACAATGGCACTCAATATTGATTATGATTCTATTCAGTTTGCAAGTAATACTAGCGCCACTAATAGTTTGCTTGCTGGTTACCCTGTATATGTTTATGATACTTCAGTTGGTAATGGAGTAACTACTGTTGATGGGAATGACAACTCTACTGTTGGTATTGGAACAACATTCTTAGATGCTGTTTATATGATACAAGCTGTTTCAAATAATGGCAACAAAGGTAGAATAACTTGCAATATTCATACAGATACCAATATTGCAGGTATTGCAACGACAGGATTTTATGTAGCAAACGATCCAGATCGAACAATTTCAGTGGGTAAATTATCTTGGGGAAGATTATACAACCCAATTGATGGATTGACTAGAGATAATCCCGTATCAATGGGAGTGACTGGTCTTACAATTGATTCTGGATTATCTACGTTCCCAACAATTCAGAGAAGAAACTTTGGATTTAAAAATAGTGGTGCATTGAGAAAATCATCAGCTGGTCCTGATGCAAGTCAAAATTCCTCTGGATTTACTTTACTATAAACCCCATATAAATACATAAAAAACATATAAGCAATGTCAGCTATTGTTACCGATCAATTTAGGATTCTGAATGCAGGCAATTTTGTCGAATCGGTTGAAAACACATCCAACTCGTATTATATTACTGTAGGACTACCAAATCCGACCATCACTGGTTATGGTAGGACTTCGGATTGGAATACTTCGCCACCAGCACCATTAGACAATCAATCTAATAATGCCCATAGTGGTGATGTTACCCTATTTGGTAAAAAAATATCTTCTGCAAACGTAAAGCGTATTGTTAGAAGAATTGATTGGGTTGCTGGAAGTAGATATGAAATGTACAGAGATGATTACAGTATTGCCTCCCCTTCCCCATTAACAAATGCGGCAAGATTATTTGATGCAAACTATTACGTAATAAACTCAGATTTCAGAGTTTATGTCTGTATTGAAAATGGTTCTAGTGGAAATAATCCAAAAGGAAATGTATCACAGGATGAACCAACATTTACAGACTTAGAACCAACGAGAGCTGGCACTAGTGGTGATGGATATATTTGGAAATACTTATTTACAGTATCTCCAAGTGATATTATTAAGTTTGACTCAACCGATTATATCACTTTACCTAGCAATTGGACAACAACAACTGACACTCAAATACAATCTGTAAGAGATTCTGCAAATTCACAAACAAACCTTAATCAAATTAAAACAGTTTACATTGATAAACCTGGCAGCAATTATGCTAGTGGATTGAGTCAGGAAATGAATCTTGTTGGTGATGGTACTGGCGGTAAAGTTAGAATTGATGTTGAGGCAGGTAAAATCACAAATACAGTGGTTACTGCAGGTGGAAAAGATTATTCATATGCTCTTGTAGACCTTGGTTCTATTAATTCTAATACAACTGGTTCTAGTGCAAAACTTGTACCAGTAATCCCTCCTGCAAAGGGTCACGGAGATGACATCTATCAGGAATTGGGATCTGATAAAGTTTTAATTTATGCCAGATTTGATGATTCAACTAAAGATTTCCCAGTTGATACCAGTTTTGCACAAGTTGCAATTGTGAAAAATCCAACAGCAGTTGGTACAGATAATATTTTCACAGGTTCAACTTTTAGTGGATTAAATTCGATAAAATTTTCAAATATTACTGGCACTCCTATAATCGGAGAAAAAATTGAACAGAGTCTTACAAATAATGTAGGAAAAGCATTTGGATATGTTTCTTCATATGATTCTGAGACAAAGGTCCTTAAATACATTCAGGACCGTTCACTATACTTCAATCAAACTACTTTAGATCATCAAGATTATGTTGGAATTTCTACTAATGGTAGAAATTATTCCTTCGAATCTAACGCTAATTTAATTACTGGACAGCAATCTGGATTTAGTGGTTCTGTAGATCTTAATTTCTCAGGTATTACTACAAATCCAACAGGAAGTAAACTAATTAATTTGGGTGTTAACTTCACAGGTGGTATGTCTGTTCCCGAAATAAATAAAGGGTCAGGGCAATTAATTTATCTTGATAATAGACCTAGTATTGCTAGGAACTTGAGACAAAAAGAAGACATTAAAATTATACTGGAATTTTAAAAAATGCCACAGAAGACTAACTTAAACGTAAATCCTTATTATGATGATTTTGATAAGGATAATAATTTTTACAAGGTTCTTTTTAAACCTGGATATCCTGTTCAGGCAAGAGAACTAACAGGTCTTCAGTCTGTTCTGCAGAATCAAATAGAATCCTTCGGAACACATATGTTCAAGGAAGGTTCTATGGTGATTCCTGGTGGAATCACATGTGATAATGAATTCACTACTGTTAAGATAAATGAGACCCATTTAGGCATTGATGTAAGCATCTATCTTGATGCCCTTGTTAACGCCAATAATGGTAAAGGTACGGAAGTAAGAGGTTCAGATACAGATATAACTGCAACAATTAAAGGTTATGTTCTTCCACCTAGTCTGGATGCGGATGAAATTACACTTTTTGTAAAGTATGATTCTACAGCAGAAGATGGCGAAACTGATGTTTTTGCAGACTCTGAGATATTGATTATTGAAGAGAATGTGAGTTATGGAAATACTACTTTAAATGCTGGTGACACTATCCTTTCTTTAGTTTCAAATGATGCTACAAAAATTGGTTATGCTATAGGTGTTTCTGCTGGAGTATATTTTATAAGAGGATATTTTGTTGATATCCCTACCTCACAGATAGTTCTTGATTTATATGATAATCAACCATCATTTAGAGTTGGTTTTGAAGTAATAGAAGAAGTCATAAATTCAGATCAAGATGGATCATTAAATGATAATGCCAAAGGATATACAAACTTTGCTGCACCAGGTGGAGATAGATTAAAGATAAGTACTAGATTAACTAAAAAGAGTTTACAAGATTTTAATGATACAAACTTTATTGAACTTGTAAGGATCAATGAAGGTGAAATTAAAAAGTTAGAAGCAAAAACTCAATATAATTTCATCAAAGATTATTTTGCAAAGAGAACTTTTGAAGAATCTGGAAATTATGCGGTTGATAGTTTTACCGTAGATGTTTTAGATTCTTTAAACAATGAAACTGGTGGTGCTGGACTGTTTTCGGAAAATCAACTTACTGATGAAGGTAACAAACCCAATGAAGACTTAATGTGTGTAAAAGTTTCTGCGGGAACTGCATATGTTAAAGGGTTTGATGTAGATTTGGTTGGATCAACTATTATTGATGTACCAAAACCAAGAACTACAAAATCTATTGCACAAACTAAGGTTCCCTTTTCAATGGGAAGTCTTCTTAAAGTTAATAATGTTGCCGGTGTTCCATATATTTCTATTGGATCACAACAGGGGCAAAACACATTTGATAATGTAATTCAATTATTTGATGAAAGAAGAAATGTTGCTACAAATAATGCGGGAACTGGTAGAAAAATTGGTGAAGGTAGAGTCTATTGGTATGGAGTAAGTGATGCATCATATACGGGTGCTACAACAAGTTGGGATTTATATCTATTTGATATTCAAACATACACTGATGTTTATGTATCAAGTAACATAAGCGAAAATGCTACCATTCCTCTTGGATCATATGTAAGAGGTCTTTCTACTGGTGCTACGGGATATATTGATAGTAAGAGAAGTCCCTTATGTATGAGTTTAACACAAACTTCTGGCACTTTCCAAAAAGGTGAGCAAGTTATTGTTAATGAAATTGAAGAATATACTTTCGGTGTAACTGCAGTTGAAGAGTTCACTGTAGAAGATATTAAGTCCGTATATCAAGATTCAACTAATCTTGATACAAATATTCAAAGAGATTTTATTGCAGATACAATTCTGTATGAAAAGACTTTACCAGATTTTAGTAAGAATGATAAGTTAATTATAACAGGTGGTTCCGATGCATCAGTTCCTGGAAGATTCTTTGCAGGAGTAACTGGAATTAAAACAGGTGCAATTTTAAAATATCAATCCACTGCCTCCTCAGATCCAAACTTTAATGTTATTTCAGCAATTAATGCTGATGGAAATGAATTAACTTTAATATCTCCAGATAGTAGTGTTACAGGAATTTGTGTCAATAATGTAACTAATAGTGAATCAAACTTCTCGTTGATGGTTCCAAAGATTCATGCTTCACAGCAATCTGGTCTTTATTCGGAACTTCCAAGATTTAATGTATCTTCTGTTGATTTGTCAAATGCAGAGTTAACTATAACAAGACAAATCACCGGAGTGGAGACAGATTCTAATGGAGAATTGCTACTTACTGTTGCTGACTTTTTAGGAAGCTCTGTTGGTATTAATAGTGTATTTTTTGAAGCGTTTGATGCTGAGAGATACTCTATTCATTACTCAGATGGAAATACAGAAGATTTGACTTCTGATCAATTTACATATGGAGCAACTCAAATTGAATTTAAAGGTCTCACAGTTAACCAAAGTAATGTTGTTGTTATTGGAACTTTGAGAAAAACTGATATTACTCATAAAACAAATGATTATGTGAGGAGTAATATTGTTTCCATTACAAGAACTACTGGAAAATCACCAAACACTGCAGGTCTAACTACAAGTAGATTTTATGGTTTAAGAATTGAAGATAAAGATATTTCATTAAATACTGCAGATGTAGTTGATGTTGTTGCAGTATACGAATCAACTAATAATGAGGCACCTACTTTAGACTCTTTAACTTTTGCAACTGGTCTTGCTTTAAATCAAAATGCAATAATTGGTGAAAAAATTGTAGGTCAAAATACTAGGGCAGTTGGTCAAATAATAGAAACTACTGCAACTGAAATTAAATATGTTGCTCTTAATGACAATGAATTTGCTGTTGGAGAAGAAGTTGTATTTAAAGATTCATCCTTATCTTTAATAGTTCAAGAAGTTACGCCTGGCAGTTACATTGATAGAACTGATAATTATATTTTAAATAAATCACATACAAATCAAATCGTAGATTATTCTCGTATTGTTAGAAGGGAAGGATTTGCAATTCCAACAAGGCAATTGCAAGTCATCTACAATCAATATAGGGTAGGTTCTGGTTCAACTACTTTTGGAGATATCTTCACAGTCAATTCGTATACTGCTGAAAGATATAAGAATGATATTCCAACGGTAACCAATGGAACTAGAGTGTCTGATCTTTTAGACTTTAGACCAAGAGTAAGAGATTTTGATGCAGAAAATGCAACAATGTCTCCATTTACTTATGATGCTAGAGAATTTTTGACACCATACAAATATGTGGTTACTCCTGAAGAAACTACAAGTGTTGGTTTGAGTTATTATTTACCTAGAGTTGATTTATTGTCAATTAATCGTCTTGGTGAAGTTGAGGTTATTCAAGGTGAACCTGCAGAAGACCCTCAGGCACCTGATCTTGCTGATGATGCAATGGAAATTGCTCTTATAGCATATCCAGCATATCTCTATAATCCAGTTAAAGGTCCTGGAATTCTGTTAAGGGATAACAGAAGATTTACGATGAGAGATATTGCAGCATTAGAAGATAGAATTGAAAATCTTGAGGAAGTTACCTCATTAAGTCTTCTTGAACTCAATACTGCTACAGTAGAGGTAACTGATGCAAATGGACTGAATAGATTTAAATCTGGATTTGTTGTTTCTGATTTTAAAGATAAGTCTCTTGCAGATCCAGTATATACCAGAATGGATATTAATTCAGAACAAAAGATGGGTATTTCTCCTGTTGAGTTCTGGTCTTTAAATGCAGAACTAGCATGGGATTCATCTGTTGATGTTGAAAATGATGATCTTGATACTCAAAATTTACCACTATTTGATAAAAATATTCAAAAAACTGGTGATTTACTAACACTCAAATACACTGAGATTGATTTTCTAAATCAACCACAAGCGACTAATGTTGAAAATGTAAATCCATTTAATGTTATTGTTTTTGTTGGTGGTGTTCAATTAACTCCACCATCAGATAATTGGACTCGTACAATTTATATTAATCATAAGAGAACAGAATCTACTGGCGCTAAATGGGTACAACAAGCAAAAGTTCATAAAGATGTTGATAAAAAAGTTGAATATGTAACTTATAAGAAAGGTCGTGGTAGAAATGAGAAGAAGACGAAAAAATTCGTTGATACAATTATTACCAAAACCACTACATATAAACCAAAACTTATAGGACCATCTAAGGAATTTGATTATGTTGAAAATGTTAAAATTACTAGTACTGTAGATCCCTTTATGCGTTCTAGGGAAGTATACTTCTACGCAAATGGGTTGAAGCCAAATCAAAAACATTATCACTACTTAGATGGTCAACAACCAGATATTATTCCAAAACTGGTTAGCATTGATATGCAGTCTGGCACCTTTAAAAAGAATGAAAAAGTCGATATCTTTAAAGGTGGCAAGAAAATTGGTCATATGAAGATTAAAGAACCAAATAATAAATTTGGTCAAAAAGTCAGTGAAGTAATTGCATTCAATCCACTTTCTTACGAATCATATACCATTAATCCATATGATAAAAAGGGTTCACCTCCACCAGAAAATTATTCTGCAACTTCAAAATTAATTAATTTTGATCTCATATCGTTAGCAAATAAAGAAGAATATTATGGATATATTACAAATGGTTGTAAAATTGTAGGTAAAACTAGTGGTGCTGTTGCTAAAGTTAAATCTTACAGTTTAATTTCCGATAATTGGGGTGATATTCAGGCATGCTTCCACTTCCGTGATCCTAATAAAAAACCTACACCACCAATTAAAATTAAGAGTGGAACAAAGACTGTAAAAATTACTGCTGTTCCTCCAGGTCTTAATCCACTCCCCGGTTCTACTTCAGGAGCATCTTCAGCTACTGGTACCTACAGTGGTTCTGGAGTAATTGTTACACAAGAACAAGATTTTGTTCAGGTCAGAAATCCACCCAAACCAAAAGCAAAGAAGAGTAAGGTTGAGGTTAAGATAAAAGCAGCACATAGAGATCCTCTTGCACAAACTTTCCTTGTTGATGGTACTGGGATATTCCTCACCTCATTCGATTTATTCTTTGCAACTAAAGATCCTAAGAAAAAAATCTTTATTGAACTTAGAACAGTAGAATTAGGTACTCCTACAAATCTACTTGTTCAAGATTTTACTCAAATTGCATTGAATCCTAAGGATATTAAAGTTTCTAGTGATGCATCTGAACCAACAAATGTTAAGTTCTCATCACCTGTATATCTTGAAGCAGATAGAGAATATGCAATTGTTATTCTTGCACCTTCTTCCGATAAGTATGAAATGTGGACAGCGACCATGGGTCAAAAAACTGTTCAATCGGCAAATCTTCCAAATTCGGAAAATGTTGTTGTTTCTAAGCAATACATTGGTGGTTCTCTGTTTAAGTCTCAAAATGGTACAATTTGGACTCCAAATCAGTATCAAGATTTAACTTTTAAACTCAAAAAAGCAGAGTTTGTTGAAAAGGGTACATTAATTGCATATAATAGTGGCATCGGACCTAAAGGTTCAAATGCTTCAGATCTTCCCAAAAATCCAATTGAATTACTTCCAAGAAAGTTAAAGGTAAGTTGTGAAGGTGCAACCGCTGCCGATACCACAAACTTTGTTCCAGGTACTATGGTCGGAATTCAGAATAACGACGATTTGTACGGATTTATTGAGAAAGTTGGTGGTGGACTCGCTACGGGTACAAATTCTGGTCAAATCGCTAATCCTGGTATTGGATATAGTGGTGGTGTCACTCCAGACTTAGTAAGTCTTTATACCCTCACGGGTAAAGGAAGTGGAGCAACTGCCAAAGTAACTACAAATGCTGGTGGTGAAGTTACTGAAATCGATATTCTCACTAGAGGTGAAGGATATGCAATCGGTGATTTATTGGGAATTACAACAGCGCATGTTCAAAAAGGAACAGGTGCGATTTTCGCAGTCACCAATGTTGGTGTTACTAGTGCATTATATCTTACTAACGTACAAGGTGAACATTTCCCATCATCAACACGTTTGATGAGATTTACTACAGATTATGACGTGTCAACAAAGACACTTGGATCTGCAAACTTCAACACTGCAACAAATAATCCATCAATTATTATTGATGAAAAATTTGATGGCAACGTCATGAAGATTGTTCAATACAATCATGCACATCACGGTGCAAATAATGATATTGAAGTTGTTGATGTGAAACCAGATAGAGAAAAGATAAAACTTACTGCTAATTTGGGTCAAAATGCAACTGTTGTTTCTATTGCAGACACCAGACCATTTTCAAATTATGAAGGAATTTCTACTTCAGGTGGATATGCACAAATTTCAAATGAAATTGTTGAGTATTCTGGAATTAATAATACTTCAGGTAATGCTGGAACTTTGACAATAATTAGTAGAGGCGTTGATTCTACAACACAATCAGCACACACTACTGATGATTTTATACAACCATATGAAATTGGTGGAGTTAATTTGAGAAGAATTAACACTACTCACAATTTACCATCAACTTACTATACTGATGAAAATGATAATATTGATCATTATCATTTAAGATTTAATAGAAGCACTCCTTATAGTAGTAGAAATCTTGGTGGAAGTAGACTCAACTTCAATGGACAAAAAGCAGTTGGTGGTAATAGTGTTGGAATTTCACAAAATTATCAATTCAGTTCTCTGACTGCACAATTCAATTATATTACTCCAGGAAAAGGAACTAAAGTAAAAGCATCTGTAAGAACCATTTCTGGAACTAGTGCAGGTGGAAATGAAGTTTCATTCATAGATCAAGGTTACGAACCAATCACTATTAATAAAGTGCATCATTTTGATACACCTAGATTGGTTGCATCCAAGGTAAATGAAAAAGAACAACTCACAAGTTTACCCAAAAATAAATCACTAACTTTACGTGTTGATTTTGAATCAAAAGATAAGAACTTATCTCCAGTAATGGATATTCAAAATGCAACTTGGGTTCTTGGTAGAAATAAAATTAACAATCCAATTAATGATTATGTTGCAGATGCAAGAGCAAATACTCTAAATGATGATCCTCATAGCACATGCTTTGTTACTAGAATGACATCTCTTGAACAACCTGCAACTAGTTTGAAAGTTCTTATTGCAGCATGTGTTCAGGAAAATGCAGATATTAGAGTCTTATACAGACTTCATAGAGCAGATTCTGCAGAAATTGATCAATCATTCACACCATTCCCTGGATATGACAATACTAAGGATACTGATGGCGATGGATTTGGAGATCAAATTATTGATATAACTAAAAATAGTGGCAGACCAGATGCTAAAAATACAGCGAATGATCCAGAAACTTTCTCAGAGTATCAATTCTCTGTAAATAATCTGGAGCAATTTGATGGATTTAGTATTAAAATTGTTACTTCTTCAACCAACGAGTCTACTCCAGTTAAACTGAAAGACTTTAGATGTATCGCACTTGCATAATATGCCACATCCAGAATATGATGATTTAATTCCTGTCGAGGGACACCAAAACTTGTACCGAGACAGGAATAATGGTTGCATTGTCAATACAGACAAGAGTAACTATGATAATTACATGAAAATTAAGCGATTAAAGCAGAATGAAAAGAATGAGCTTGATTCTATTAAATCTGATATAGAAGAGATTAAATCTTTACTAAAGGAACTTACTAATGGATCCAAATGAAATTAAACTTGATGCACTTTCAAAACAATTTACTTATCAAAAACTAGCAAATGAAATTGATGAATGCGATTCTATGAATATATTAAAAGATATTGCAAAGTCTTATGCAAAACTTTATTTGAAGCAACAAGAGGTAGTTTCTGGACTAGGACTTGAAGGAATATAAATATTTCTACAATCCTGAATTGTATATAAATGGCTGAAATTAAAGTCAGAGTAGGAGCTAAACCAGCAACAAAAGTTATTTCTTCACTTGCTGGTGCTCAAGGTCTGTCTTTGGCTGAGCTGAGTGATGTTAATGCCTCAACCTTATCTAATGGCATGGTTCTTGTATATAATAGCAGCACAAAAAAATGGGACGCGACCTTGACGCTCACCCCAGGTGCAACGCAGAATTTAGACATCAACGGAGGAAGCTTCTAAAATGGCAAGTATTATTAGGATCAAAAGATCCTCAGGCACATCTAAACCATCAAGCCTGCAGTGGGGTGAATTTGGATATGTAACTGGTATTGGTAGTTATGGGGGAACTAATCAATACAAGGATAGAATTTTCTTAGGAGATGATGGCACTAATGCCAATCCAGTAGGTGGATTCTATTATACCTCCATGATGGAGCATACACCTGGTTCTATTCAAGGTGTTCAGAATACAAGAAATTCTGATAATGGTGTTGTTGCTGTTCTTGCTCCATCATCAAATACAGGTTTAGGTGGAGCAGATTCGCTTAAAGTTGATCAATGGAACGTAGATAATATTAGAATTGATGGAAATGTAATTTCATCAACAGACACTGATGGTGATATTGATCTCGACCCTAATGGTACTGGTGAAGTTCATATTCCAGATGATACATTCCTGTCATTCGGTAATGATAAAGATGCAAAAATTGAATATGATGAAGATGGTGTTAATCAGTTAACCTTCACAGGTGCTGATGTAAGAATTAATATTGCAACAGAATCTGATACTAAAGATACTGGCGCTCTGATTGTTGAGGGTGGCGTTGGTATTGAGAAAAACCTCAATGTTGGAGGAAATCTCAATCTTGAAGGTGGTGCTGTCATTGATGACATCAAAATTCAAGATAATGTAATATCTTCATTATCTGATAGTAGCGATACCCTTTACTTAGATCCATTTCCTGATGGACTGAGTAATGAAGGTACTGTTATTATTAAAGGTAGTCTTCAAGTTGATGGCACAACAACATCAATCAACTCAACTACTTCGACATTAAATGATCCAATTTTCCATATTGGTGATTTGACCAGTGATAGAACCGTAATGACAACGGTTGTTTCTGGTGTTAGCACTATCAGATTGGATTCTGTTGTTGGTATTAATACTGGTGATATTGTATCTGGTAATGCAGGTCTAAATGCTGGTGCTGCAAACACAGTTTCATCATATGATACTGCAAATAAAATTATTACTTTACAGGATGCTACCATTTCTGGTATTGCAACTGCAAGTCAATTAATTATCACTCACGCATTTGATACTAATACCGATAGAGGTATTTCTTTTGCATATAATGATAGTCAATCACAAGTTGGTGGTGGAACTACTGGTAATAAGACAGGTTTCTTTGGATATATTGATCAAGGAAATGTTGGAAGTGGAGCAACAAATAGATCTTGGACTTATATTCCAGAAGCTACTGTTGCAAATAGTCTTGTAAGTGGAACAAGAGGATACTTAGATATTAAAGGTATCTATTATCAGACAGGTGATTTTAATCACAATGGAATGGTTTATTTTGACGTTGATGGTCTTCAAACCTCAACGGGTGCTCCATCATCACCTGTAAATTCTTCAAAACAGTTTATGACTGCAGTAACAAAGAGGGTTCTTAATCTTCCTAGTAACGTTACTTTAGCGAAAGGTGACATTGTTAAGCAAGATACCTCAGACGCTTATGGTGTAGTTGAAAGTGCTGTGAGCAATGCCGCAGTAGTTCCACTTGTTGGTGTTGAAGGTACATTTAATGCATCAAATAATTTGAGAAAAGAAGGTGCAAACGGATCTATAGATGACTTATCATTATCTCCCGATAGTGTTGGTGTAATATATACTGATAGACCACAATGGACTGAAACCCTAGATGGAGGAACTTTCTAGAAAATATGGATAATCAAGGTGAAGTGGATGTAAATGTTCTTGTTAAACTTTATAATTCAAAATTAGCAGCATTAACAAATCAAAATGTTCTTCTTGAAGCAAAACTAACAACCTTGTCTCAAGATTTTCGCGAAAAATATGAAGAACTAAAACAGGAGAATGCTGAATTAAAATCAAAATTAGAAGTACAGGAGTAATATGGCAAAACCATCAACTAGACAAGGTTTAATTGACTATTGCTTACGTCAACTTGGTGCTCCCGTTTTAGAAATTAACGTGGACGATGATCAAATTGATGATCTAGTTGATGATGCCATTCAATATTTCAACGAACGTCACTATGACGGCGTTGAGAAAATGTATTTGAAATATCAAATAACACAAGACGATGTAGATCGTGGTCAAGCAAAAGGTACAACTGGTGTTGGTATTGTAACTACCACTGCTACATCCACATCTATTAGTGGATATGGTACTACAACATCAAGTTTTTACGAAACATCCAACTTCATTCAAGTACCAGATTCTGTTATTGGTATTGAAAGAATTTTTAAATTTGATACTAATAGCATTTCTGGTGGAATGTTTAGTATTAAGTATCAACTTTTCTTGAATGACTTATATTATTTTAATTCGGTTGAACTTTTACAATATGCAATGACTAAGAGTTATCTAGAAACTATTGATTTTCTACTAACTCCAGATAAACAAATTAGATTTAATAAGAGGCAGGATAGATTATATCTAGATATTGATTGGGGTTCTCAGGAAGTGGGTGAGTTTATGATTTTGGAATGTTATAGAGCATTAGATCCTGATTCATTCACACAAATTTATAATGATACTTGGATGAAACAATACCTTACTGCTTTAATTAAGAGGCAATGGGGCAGAAATCTTAGTAAGTTTAGAGGTGTTAAACTTCCTGGTGGAATTGTATTGAATGGAGCAGAAATTCTTCAACAAGCAGAATCCGATCTATCAGATATTAAATCAAGAATGATGTCTGAATATGAATTACCACCCTTAGACTTTATTGGATAATGGCCCTAAATCCCTTTTTTCTTCAAGGCACACAGTCTGAGCAGAGACTTGTTCAGGATATAATTAATGAACATCTACGATTTCATGGTGTAGAAGTAACATATATTCCAAGAAAATTTGTAAATAAGAAGACTGTTATTGAAGAAGTACAATCATCTAAATTTGATGACAATTTTGCAATTGAAGCATATGTTAATACATATGATGGATATGGTGGTGCAGGAGATATCCTGACAAAGTTTGGTGTGAGTATAAGAGATGAATTAATACTTACAATTTCAAAGGAAAGATTTGAAGATTTTATTGCCCCATTTATGGCGGGAATTGATGACGGAACAGAAGATAGTGAATTACCAACACCAACGAGACCTAGAGAAGGTGATTTAGTTTATTTTCCTTTAGGACAAAGATTATTTGAAGTAAAGTTTGTAGAACATGAAGATCCCTTTTTCCAGTTAGGAAAAAATTATGTTTATCAATTGAAATGCGAACTCTTCGAATATGAAGATGAAATCATTGATACAACAATTCCTGAGATTGATACTCAGGTTCAAGAAGAAGGCATCATTTCTACTCTCAAACTGATTGGTATTGGAAGAACTGCACTTGCAACTGCAATCATACAAGGAACAGAGTCCTCAGGATATGTTAGAGAAATATTCTTGGATAATGATGGTTCTGGATATACTTCAATACCAACAATTGGATTCACAACATCACCAACAAATCAAACTGGAGATACACCAGAAGCTATAGGAATTCTCACTACTAAAGGTGGCGTTACATCTATTGAGAAAATTTTACTTATCAATGCTGGTGCTGGATATACTGTTGCACCTACTATCACAATCTCTGGTGGAGGAGGAACTGGTGCTGCAGCAACATGTAGCATCGTAACTACTGGTCAAGGTGTAATTAGATATACTATTACTGATTCTGGTGTTGGATTTGGTACTGCACCTGTTGTTACAGTCACTGCACCCCCATCTAGTGGAATTAGTAGTACTGCTGTTGGTATCGCATCTATTGGTAGAGATTCAGGTGGTGACAATATACTTAAAGCAATCTTTGTTGAAGATACTGGTAGAGGATATAGCTCTGCCCCAACAGTTACTATTGCAGATCCAGAAACACTTAGTGGTCTTGGAACATATATTTTCAATGAAGTTATTGTTGGAGAAAGGTCCAAAACTGAAGCAAGAGTTAAAGAATGGGATCAAGACACAAGGATACTCAAAGTATCCAATGTTAGTATTGGTTCCACTCAACTTGGATTCTTCCCAGGAGAAACTATCAAAGGAAAAGACTCTGGAGCAGAATATCCAATGCTATCCTTCATTCAAGATGATATATACAATGAGTATACTGAAAATGATATATTTGAATCTGAAGCAGATGATATCTTAGACTTCAGTGAATCTAATCCCTTTGGAACATTCTAATGCTAGGAACTTATTACTATCACGAAATAGTTAGAAAGACTATTATATCTTTTGGAACTTTATTTAACGATATTCATGTACGTCATCAAGATAAAGGTGGCAATGATATTAGTGATTTAAAAGTTCCTCTTGCATATGGACCTGTTCAAAAGTTTTTAGCAAGATTAGAACAACAAGCAGAATTGAATAGGGCAGTTCAAATTAACTTACCAAGAATGTCGTTTGAAATGACATCCATTTCTTACGATTCTACTAGAAAGTCAAGTCTTGTACAAACATTTAAAGCTTGCTCTGATGGAAGTAAGGTAAAAAAAGTTTTTATGCCTGTTCCATATAATATTGGATTTCAACTGAACATCCTTTCAAAGTTGAATGATGATTCTCTTCAAATTTTGGAGCAAATATTACCCGTCTTTCAACCACATTTTAATCTCACTATAGATTTAATAGAATCTATTGGAGAAAAAAGAGATATTCCAATTATTCTTGAGTCCGTATCTTTTCAAGATGATTATGAAGGTTCGTTTGATACTAGAAGAGCACTCATTCATACATTAAATTTTACCGCAAAAACATACCTATTTGGTCCTATTGCAGATAGCAGTGATGGTCTTATTCGTAAGGTTCAGGTTGATTTATATGCTGATACTAATAGACAAACTGCTCGACGTGAGATGAGATACACTGTCGAACCTGTTGCAAAGGAAGATAAAAATGATGACGGCGTTGTTGACGCAGAAGATACTCCATTGCTTATGCCTGGTGATAATTTTGGATTTGATGAAGAGTGGCAATTTTTAGGGGATAGTAAAAAGTATAGTCCCACACAACAGAAGGATATTTAATTATTATGAAAGATAGTTATGAATCTATTGATAAAGCACTAGATATTGAAAGTAGCATTGTTGAATCAGAACCAATAAAACCAATGCCACCAAAAGTGGATAAAAATGATATTACAAAAGACTATGAATATACTCGTGCAAATTTATATTCTTTGATTGAGAAAGGTCAGGAAGCAATCAATGGCATTATGGAACTTGCAGGTGAAAGTGCAAGTCCTAGAGCATATGAAGTTGCTGGTCAGTTGATAAAAAGTGTTGCAGATACAACAGATAAATTAGCAGATTTGCAGAAAAAACTTAAAGATTTGGAAGAGGATAATACTGCTAAAGGACCCAATACTGTAACAAACAACGCGCTATTTGTTGGATCAACTTCAGAATTATCAAAACTACTGAAACAAGGTTTTCTAAATAATACTGAGTCCGACTCAAAATAATGGCAAAAAAATCCTGTAAAAGAGGATACTATTATTGTTACGCTTCTAAGAAGTGTAAGAAAATTCCTGGTGGATATCGTGTAGGACTTGGTGGGTATCTTCGTAGAGAAAAAGAAGAGGAGAAATCAGAAGATACTGAAGCAAAGAAAAATGGTAATGGTAACGGTGGTAACGGCAATGGAAATCACTCAAATGGCAATGGCAACGGGAATGGGTCATCTTCTAATGGAGGTGGTAACGGTGGCGGGGGAGGCGTCTCAGAGGGTTGGAGCAGCAAATACAAAAAGTCAATCGACTGCGATAACCCAAAAGGATTCTCCCAAAAAGCACATTGTCGGGGTAGAAAGAAAGTAAATGAAGCAACAATGAGTCCTACTCAAAAGAGAAAGGACACCATACTGAAGAAAAAGTATGATAAGTCTGATATGAAGAAGAATATGATTGATCAGTATGGTAAAGAAGAGGGTACTAAGATTTATTTTGCCACTATTCGTAAGCAGGCAATGAAAGAGGAGTCTAATCCTCGCATTCCTAGAAAAAAGGGCCAACCAGCAAATTCCAAAAAACACTCAGACCTTTATACGGATGAAAATCCAAAGGGAACGATTCATGGACTTGGATTCAAAGATGTTGCAACCGCTAAAGCATCTGTTTCTAAAATTCGCAATTCATCAAGATCTCATGCTCACAAAATCCAGGCAGCA